AGAGGGCGACGGCACATGGGCGCGCTGGCTGCGCTTCGGCAGATGCCCAAAGTGCCAGACGGCGTTGTCTGACATGGTTGGTGGCAGTGTTAAATGCGATAGCTGCAACCTCAGCATCAGGGTCGAGCCCTGCAACTACAGCGACAGCCTGGGCGAGTGCAGGGGCGGCATGGTCCGCGAGCCCGACGGCGAGGGCTGTGTGCAATGGACGACATGCGTTGTCTGCCAGGGCAGGGGCTGGACATGAGCAACCCCTACCAGCTACCCGACGGCAACGTGCAGATCAGCTTCAGCGGCGGTCGGACAAGCGCTTACATGTTGCACCGGATTTTGGAAGCAAACGGAGATTTGCCCGACCGGGCTGTGGTGACCTTTGCAAACACCGGCAGAGAAATGCCGGAAACCCTAGCTTTCGTGCAGGAATGTGCAGACAGATGGGGCGTCCGCATAGTGTGGGTAGAGTATGACAGGCCCAATGGGCGAGCTGGCTACCGGGTGGTCAATCACAACGACCACAGCATGTTTGGCGAACCCTTTGAGGTTCTCATACGAGCAAAGAAATATCTGCCTAACGTGGTGACCAGGTTCTGCACAACAGAGCTGAAGATACGCCCAATGAAACGCTACCTTACGAAGGAGCTGGGCTGGAAAAACTGGTCTGCTTGTGTGGGCATACGCGCTGACGAGGCTCATCGAGCCAAGAGCGAGAGCAAAGACCGATGGACATATTGGTATCCTTTAGTGGATGCGTATGTAAGCAAGCAACACATCTCTGAATTTTGGCAGTCTCAGCCTTTTGATTTGCGCTTGGACACTGCCGCTGGGACGACGCCCAAAGGCAACTGCGACTTTTGTTTCCTGAAAAGCGAAGCCACGCTTGCATCTATGGCGCGCCAGCACCCTGACAAGGCGAGCTGGTGGATACGCATGGAGCAAATGACCAGCTCAACCTTCCGCAAAGACAGAGACCTTGCAGAGTTTGTGGACTTTGTTGGGCGGCAGCAGGACTGGGTCTTTGATGAGGATGCGTTCTTCTGTCAGGCAGATGAAGGGGAGTGTACCGGATGAGCGGCCGGCAGAAAAATGACTGGTACCCGACGCCTGAGATAGCCACAAGGCGCCTGCTGGACGTCGAGATGTTTGACGAGCAGATCTGGGAGCCGGCAGCTGGTGACGGCGCCATCAGCAAAGTGTTGAAGACTGCCTGCTATGACGTGATCAGCTCTGATTTAAATGATTATGGATATTGTGAATCAGGCATTGATTTCCTGCTTGAGCAAAAGCGCGCTGCCGACAGCCTTGTCAGCAACCCGCCCTACAAGCTCGCAGAAGAGTTCATCAGACATGCGATCGCCCTGGGCGTAGACAAACATGCCTGGCTGCTGCGTCTGAGCTTCCTTGAGGGCCAGAAGCGCTACCAGCGGCTGTTCCAGGATTACCCGCCGATTAGGGTGCATGTGTTCAGCCAGCGCCTGACAATCTGGCGAGGCGATCAAGAGATATCAAGCAGCGGCACTGTGGCCTATGCCTGGTTCGTATGGCGCGCGACCTACACAGGCTCGCCGCAGTTAGGCTGGCTATGAGCCGGCGCACCAAAAAGCAGAACGGTTACCACGCTCAGCGCAATCTGGGCAGTGAGAATTGCGCGGCATGTGGCAAAGACCACGCCATTGTCGCCGGCACATGGGTGATGCTCGCCAGCGGCTCGCTCGTCTGTGCAAACGATACATGCTGGCGTGTCATGGCTAACTGGTACAAGGAGAAGGAAGATGCCAAGAAAGTGGACGAAGGCCCAGCGTGAGGCTCAAAGCCGGAAGATCAGCGCATATTGGGCAAAGGTCAAAGCCGACAAGGAAGCGGCCAAGCGGATCAAAGAGGCTCGCGAAAGGTTCGACAGAGAGCCAAAGCTGGCCTGGTGGCAGCGCGTCATGCAGGCTGTCGGATTCCGTCATGGGGCTTGACAGATGGTTGATCGTGAAAATAGAATTGCCGCAGGCACACAAGCTAAGCATAAGCTAAGCTCAGCACGACGCCAAAGCTCAGCACCAAGCTCAGTAAACCCACAAATAAATAAACTTATCTCTAACATAGCTAAGCATAGTAGCTTCGCCTATAGCTCAGCTATCAGTAGAGCTAAGCAATCGCCGCTCGATGAGCTGCAACGCCGCGTGTTCAAGCGGCTGCGCCCCAGATACAGCTCAGACAGGTTTGCACAGCTGATCACGGCTGTGTCTTCCATGCAGCCATTAGCGCGGTATGACTGGCTGGCTGAGGAACAACGCAGGCTCGACAATGAACGTCGCTAAGCTCAGCATGACAGAGCTGGACGAGCTGTTCCTTGAAGCAGCAGAGACTGAGCGCAAGCTGCCAGCTGCCATTCGCAGACAGAAGATGAGTTCATGGCCTGACTATGTCACAGAATGGTCAGGCTATGGGTACCATGCTTTCGAGGCTCCCAGGCTCAAGGCAACACCAGATCAGATTACCAGGTATGAAGCTGCTATCGGCCTGGCTGTTACGAAGATGGACGAGGACGATCGGCGCCTGGTATGGGCTGTGGCGCACTCAGCAGCCTTTCGAGAACGTGGCCCGGCATGGTCTAAGATAGCCAGGATATTGAGCTTGAACGATCCACGGGTCGTTAAGCGAAGATACAAGGATGCATTGGTCAGGCTGTATTATCAGCTGTAATGACGTAATTCGTTAAGCGTATTGACGCGAATGTACTAAAACTGGTAGCTTTATATCTACGCTGCACCATATGTTGCGTAGTTTCCTCCCTTGACAACCTTACGCAGCGCAGCTGGCTAAACCCAGCGGCTGCACCAGGCACTAGCAGGCTCATCGTTGCACGGCGGTGGGCCTGCGCTTCTTTGGACAGACATGGCTAAGATACGCGTTACGAAAAAGCAGATGCAGATCATCTGCGAGCGGATAGCTGATGGCACTAGCCTGACGCGGATCTGCAACGAGGACAGCTCGCTGCCTTCGTGGCGTACAGTGCTGCGCTGGGTCCAGGAAGACGAGGATGCGTACACGCAGTACCGTGTGGCTAGGACGTTGCAGTGCGAGGTCATGCGCGATCAGATCATCGACCTGGTCGAAGCACCGTTGCCTGATGACCCGAAGCTAGCAATGGCTGAGGTACAACGGCGCCGGTTAGAAGCAGATCACAAGGACAAGCATATCCGGCAGATGCAACCGCTTGGCCTGCGTGACAAAGCAGAGGACAGCAAGCAAAGCAGCGGGACGATCACGTTATCGTGGGGCAATGCAGAGCCTGCAGTATTGAGCTGAGAATATAAAAAGTCATGGCTCTGTGACAGGGCTCGCGCGCACGAGGGTCAACTTGTTTTTGGTTTACAGCTTTGCCCGACCTGAGCGCAGCTTGGCACCGGCTTGGCACTGAGTAGGCTGTGACCCGCAGAAACATTAGACCTGGGCGCGGGATACAAGCCTGTCGTTTCGCAGGATTTCCTGCGCGACACCCCCACCCACCCCAGACCAACCCGCCGGAATCTATAGCGTATATTACCTGGATATGAGCCTGTCTCTCACATGAACATCGAAATACCCTACACGCCAAGACCAGGCCAGGCGCAGCTGCACGGTGAGCTGCAGGCTAAGCGCTGGGGCGTCGTAGTTTGTCATCGTCGCTGGGGCAAGACGGTGATGGCGATCAATCACTTGCTGCGGGATGCTGTGCTGAACACGAAGCCCAACCCGCGCTTTGCTTACATAGCGCCGACCTATCGCCAGGCTAAGGCTGTGGCTTGGGACTATCTCAAGCAGTTTGCCGGCGCTGTGCCTATGGTGCGCTTTCATGAGACTGAGCTGCGCGCAGATCTGCCCAATGGTGCGAGGATACAGCTCCTGGGTGCTGAGAACCCTGACAGCCTTCGCGGCATCTACCTGGATGGCGCTGTGCTGGATGAGATGGCAGACATGCCTGAGAGCTTGTTTCCAGAGATCATCAGGCCGGCTCTGAGCGACCGCAAGGGCTGGTCGTTGTTCATTGGCACCCCTAGAGGCCACAACGCGTTCTTCGACCTTTACACGGCTGCTGAGGGCGAAGCTGACTGGCACACGGCGATCTATAGGGCTAGTGAGACCGGCATCCTTGATGAAGAGGAGCTGGATGCTGCCAGGGCGATGATGACGCCTGATCAGTTTGAGCAGGAGTTTGAGTGCAGCTGGGTTGCCAATGTGCCGGGTGCGGTTTTTGGCAAAGAGCTGCAGGACATCCATGAAAAGGGCCGCATCAATTCAGTTCCGTATGACCCGACAGTGCGGGTGGATACCTGGTGGGATCTGGGCGTAGGGGACAGCACGGCGATCTGGTTTACGCAGTCTGTAGGCCGGGCGGTGCATGTCATCGATTTTTACGAGAACCGTGGCGAGGGGCTGCCGCATTACGCGAAGGTGCTTTCCGACAGGGATTATTTTTATGGGACGCACAATGCGCCGCATGACATTGAGGTCCGCGAGCTGGGCTAGGGGAAAAGCCGGCGCGAGACTGCTTGGGATCTAGGAATAAATTTTAGGGTGGTTCCTAAGCTACCTGTCGAGGATGGGCTTCATGCTGCACAGATGCTTATACCACGCTGCTGGTTTGATGCAGAACGCACGAAGCCGGGGCTCGAAGCCTTACGACAATACCATCGTGCCTATAACGAACGGCTGCGGACTTTCAGAAATACGCCGGTACATGATTGGTCAAGCCATGCTGCGGATGCTTTCCGCTATCTGGCAGTTGGTCTCAAAGAGAACACGCAGTTTGACCGGCCACCACAAGCCATAGCGGACAATGGATACAACCCGCTGGGAGTTAGTTTGTAATGGGATTTCTAAAGCCAAAGGTAATGGTGCCGCCGCCACCGCCGCCACCTCCACCGCCGCCTGCTGTTCCTGACCCGGTTGTCACGGCACCAGCTGATGTCGTTGACGCAGTGAAGGACAATATGACTGGCGATAAGGCGAAGAGTAAGGCCAACCTCAAGACTAATGTGAAGACCTCGGCGCAGGGCGTCATAGAAGATGCGCCGCTGGATTACGCTTCGCTGTTGGGCCAGGCAAACAAAACGAAGAAGCCAGGAGATACATGATGGGCGGTGTAGTCAGAAGGGTCCGCAGGACTGTTGAAAAAAATGTGAAGAAGGCAGCCGGCGAGGTCGGCAAGGCTGCCGGCATAGTCCCGACAAACAAAGAGGTTGCTGCCCAAGAAGAAGCAGCGCGCCGCGCACAAGAGCAGGCAGCGGCAGACGCAGCAGCAGCTGAGAAGCAGCGCAAGGCAGACGAAGCTATGAAGGCGCAGCAGGCTGTCGAGGTGGTCGATGCCAACAACCCTGATGACGTCGTTTATTCGGGTGAGCAGAGCGCTGGCAAGCCCAAGAAAAAGCCGAAGAAAAAAGGCGGCACTATCATGACCGGCTCACAAGGGGTCATGGGCGATGCGCCTACAGAAAAATCAACGCTGCTAGGCGGGTAATTGATGGCTGATGAAATCGCACAAATCCTGCTGAAACGCTTCCACAGCCTGGAAACGCAGCGGCAGACCTGGGAAGCGCATTGGCAAGAGGTGGCCGACTATGTCGTGCCAAGGAAAGCTG